GTCTACGAATGAGTCGTAAGCTATGCGTCCCTGGATCAAGTAACCACTGATACCCTTAGGGTTCTTTAGTGTTTGGTAGTCAGTCAATACGTCTGCGAATGTAGTTACATCCTCATGAGTTATGATCAAGTCAGTGTTAGCTGGTAGCTCTGAGCTTGTTACTATAACAACCTTACATCCATCAACAGTTCCTAGGTTTCCACTCTTGCGGTCACGGTATGCGCTCTCGCTGTCTAGTACAAATCCGCCCTGCTTGAGCATGTTGTAGTAGTTAGCGGTCATAACTGCGACTCGGCCTTTTTGCATTCCGAGGTTGTCGGATATGTTAGCTTGGATGTCTAGGAAGTTAGTGAAAGCGTTTGATGAGCTAGTAGCTGCGTCAGCAACGATGTCGTCCCTGTTAGCTGCTGCTCCTGCTGTTACGATAGTCTGCAATACATATGCATTGACTTCTGGTACGATCTCTTCTCTCAACTGTCGAGCTATAACTTCACCTGGCTTTGTTACGCCCTGGCTTTGTGAGCTGTTTAGAGTGTCGATTGTTCCTGTGAATGATCTGTCCTGCTCAAGAGCCCATGTCTGTAGGGTTGTACCTATTTCGTTAGCTGAACCGAAACGGTTGTCGCTAGAGCGTGAGTAGTCGTTCATCGTCATTGTGTCTACTGAATAGACTTTGATTGTTGCAACACCAGTCCAGTCGTAGTTTTTGTTAGTTACATCACTAACAACCGATTCGGAGTGTAGTCGCTCGGATACTTTGGGGCTAAACTTAGTAGCTAAATTCTGTGCCATTGTTTTATCTCCTTTATGTCAGCCCCTCGATTGTCTTCTACTTACTGAAGTAATTGTCGAACGATGCCAGATCATCGTCAGATTCCTGCTTTGTCTGGCTAGCTATCGGCAAAGTAACAGTTTTTGATGCTTCTTTGCTCTTAGCCTTTGTTTGTTTCAACGCTCCCTCTGATAGTAGAGTTTCAATACGTTGGGCTTGTTTTTGTAAATATTCATACGGGTCTTGTTTCATCTCGACAATTCGGTCGAACTGATCCCGTACAACGTAACTTGCTTCGAAATCATCTAGTGAATCAGCTAGCATGTTCTTGACTGCATCTGAGCCTGTAGAGAATAACTCTATGTTGGCAAGCGCCCTGTCAATTTGTACTGATGCTTTATCTTCTAGTACTTCGGATTTCTCGTTTTGAAGTCTAAAAGCTTCTACTTCGAGCATTCTTTGTTGAGCTAGGATCTCATCATCAGAAGCCTCCTGAATGTACTGATGTAGCACATCATTCTCCCTTTGTTTCTCCATATCTCTTAGCTTCTTTTCAGCAATACGACGTTGTGCGTACTCCTGATTAAGCCGTCTTTTTTCTTCTGGGGATAGCCGGCTTTCAAGTGAATCTTTAGACTCACCATCATCCTGTTCTTCCTCATCGGATTGCTCATCGTCCTGTGACTTGTCGGTGGTTTCGTCCTCCACTTCACCATCGTCATCACTCTCATCTGAGCTTTTGTCATCACTATTGTCGTCAGACACGGACTCCTCAGTACTGGATTCGTCTACTTCGTCTAGTGATATTTCCATATCTTCTAAACTAGTATCTTCAACCTGTGATGTTGTGTTTGTATTAGTGTTGTCTTGGCTAGCGTTTGCTTGGCTCATGACCTCTCCTTTCTGCTGTTAGTGGATGCGATCCCTGCTATTGGTTGCGAACCTTGACTCGGAGGTGAGTCAGTTGGCCGGTCTATCTTGGAGGCAATAAACCAGCCAACTCAGTCACCTCAATTTATTCTTTTGTACACGGCATGATACGGATGATCACCTCCTTCACAAGTTACATTTGCTCCACGATCTACCCATTTGTGGCTTTGTTTCGGCAAGTTATCTAGATCAACGGCACTCTCGCTTTGGGCATTCATCTGTTTCAGGACTTGGTCTTTTGACATACCTGTATACTTTTCTTTAAGCTCTTCTTTATATTCTCGGAAGGTTTGTGGTTTTAAGTCAGTGTCCATTATTTATTTTCCTTATTTGCTTTTAGCACCTTTGATCTAGCTACCGAACTAGGCTTTGATCTCAATACACCGATTAACTTAGTTTGGAGCTCATTCAAATAGGCTATAAAATACTTCCTGCCCAATAGCTGAGCTTTAATGTCTTCGGCGTCTACATTATCTTGTAGGGTGGTGATGTCGTTAGCCTTGGTCTTAGCAAGTCGGATCTCCTACATTACAAGTTCTGCAACTGGTGTTAGCACTGCTTTATCGGCTACATTCTTACTAGCTGTTTCAACACGTCTATTGTTTACCCTTGGGTTACCACTTGCACTTGTAGCGCCTGAGTATAAGATTGAGTCGTCTCTAGCCATTTCTTTCCATACTCCTCTTTGCACCTTCAATCACTTCAGGTAGTGGAACGCCTTGTTTAATACCTTCTATCACTGCTTCTGCTGTTAACTCATCAACGCCATACTGTTGCATGACAGCCTGAGTGTCTTCTGCCGGGTCTTCAGTCGTTTGTGTGACATCAGGTTCATTAACCTCCGTCATATTTCTAGGATTGATCCCTGATTCCATACCCATTTCGGTCGCTTCATCTGGGGCGATGTCTTCAAGTATCTTGTCATTATCAGTAGTCAAGGCAATAATCTCAGCCATTAACTCACCAGTATTAAGACGTTTATTAGACGCCAGAAGTGTTTGTTCTAGCATAGGATCAGCCGATTTAAGTTCCACGACCTTTAACAGTGCTTCAAGTCTTTTAGCGTTGTCTGATTCCTTAGTAGCTTCCGGCTCTATCTTGAAGTCGAATGTAGCACGTAGATTGTCCCAGGATTCTTCTAACTCATTGGTTGGTGTGCCATTTGCACCTATAGGGAACTCTACGCCAGCCTTGGATAGAATCTCACGCTCGTCATCTGATAATTTAAGAAGGTCAGATCCCTCCATATTGGCAAAATGAGTGTTGAGCATTGATTTAGCTACTAGCTCGTATGTCTGGTAGATGTTATCTTTATAGTCTTCGTCATCTATAGATAGTGAACTTTCCTGAAACTTCACTCCTGCATGTGTTTTAGAGTATTGAGGGTCACCAGCATCTGAGCCAATAGAGGTGTCACCTATCGGAAGTAGTTGATTCAATGAAGTTTTGTACATTGATATACGTGTAGGCAGTTGTGAATAGATCTGGTTACTTATCTCTTCACGCCTAATGTTTGCATTGCCAATTATCCACTGAGCATCTTGCTCATAGACTATCGAATCTAGGTCAGTATTATCTAGGTCCCCTGATACCGAAACAGGCGGTCTAAACCCCAGTTGGGTAGCAAATACATCTGCCTGTCTCATATAGTCGAGTACGTTCTGAGTACCTCCAGCAAGCTTCACAATCCCTATGCCATATGGGTTTTTAAAGTCTTGGTAGCAGTAGAGATAGTGAACCGGTATATCACCTGTTGGGTCGGGGTTTTTCCATCGTCTTACAGTCTTACCACTTTTTACATGACGCATAGTAAACTCTGAGCCTATGCCTCGAACAAATGACACGCAGAACTTCATACCTTGCTGCTTGACTTCGTTCTCACTGTTTAGCCTACTAGTAGACGTATCATTCAGCTCATCTGTTTCACTATATGAATCTACTATCTCGGCTAAGCATTTCTTATCCCATTCTGAGCTATTTTCACCTTTAGCATCCTCAAGCATCTGTTTAACCTGCGGCTTTGAATATAGAACTTCCCAGAATACGACATCACTATCAAGGTCTGATACCTTATTTGGTTCTAGTAAAACATCTTGTGGGTGGGCAACTATAAAATCTGCGCCCCTGTACTTACCACGCTTAACGAATAAAGTTATTATAGGCACGCTACCATATTGTGCTGATTTGCGAACTGCATCTTTCCACTTGCGATGGAATGTACTCTGGCTGTTGGCATTGGGGATAATCTTCTTTTCCCACTCTATGTTTGCAACCTCAGATACCCATGGTTCGTCACGGTCCTGTGCGGTAGCTCTTCCACTCAATGTTTTGGATGATATGAGTCTTTTGGGTAGTTTGAATAGTGCAGCTGCAAGTGAGCCGTCATTTACTTCTGGCAAAGCTTCATCTAAACCATCAATGATTCCATTGTCGGCCAGTCTCTCAAACTCAGGGTAGTCTTTACGCCATACATCGGCGTCTCTCCTGGCTTGTTTATGTAAGTCTTGTAGCTCTTGGTCTGTATATTCTATCAACTGGTCTATCTCAATGAGGTAGAGCCGATGATACGGTAGGCTACTTTATGCTCATATTATACCACATCGTGGTGTGCAACACTATTTTGTCGATGGTTTTCTCTTACCTTCTTGTCTGAATACAGTGTATTGTTTTGTAATCATATGTGGTTGCAGATCTTTGCCTACCACTACTTTTATAGTTACTTCACGGGAGAGGTTTTTACTTATTACATCAAGGCAGGACAGTAGGTCTTTCATTAGATTTGTTCGACTAGTAAGAATACGCTTCTCTACATCAACTTGAGTGTGTGCAAGCTGTTCATAGTATGATTCTGTACGAATACTACTTTCGCCACCATCAATAACGGTCCTGGTAACAATCTTTGTGTGCTTAGGGTCTTGTGTGTCGGGTATGTCATTATTCACCATCGATAATCACCTCCATAACGTTATATTTAGTTCTGTATAGTTTAGCTCTACTGTATTCAGTCTCGATATGTCCCGCTAATTTTAAAAGCTGTTTGGCCTGAGTTATAGTTACTTTCAACCTATCGGGCAAGGGGCGTATGATTGCGCTCTGAGTTGCTTTCACTTCATCCTCTATCGCTATTGCTAGTTCTTGGCCTTTTTGTTTAAGGCTTCTTACATCTAGTTCAGTTGGTTTATTATATTG